CGTATTTGTAAACAACGACATCTGGATTGTCAATCAAATCTATTCTCAGATTGAAGATCTGCATAGAAACGGTGACTTTAAATTCGTTGCCTACTGCCCCATGGATTCTTATGAGTGGGCTGGGTCACTTTTAGACAAGAGCCCTGCCTGGGACAAGCTTGTGGTCTACACCAAGTTTGGCGCAGAAGAATTTATGAACGCGGGTTATCCAAAGGAGATCGCGGTGATCCCTCATGGCGTGACAACTTCCCAGTTCACGTCATTGGATAAAAAGGAATGCCGTCGCAAACTTGGACTCAAAGAAGAAAGCTTCATCGTGTTCAATGGCAACCGTAACCAAGCACGGAAGCGCCAAGACGTAACGATCGAGGCCTTTGCTGAGTTCGCGAAAGACAAGCCTGACGCCATGCTTTATATGCATATGGGATTAAAGGATCAGGGGTGGGACATCATGTCCGTGTTCGCTCAAGAAATGAAAAAGCGTGACATCGATCCAAATGGACGGATCATCATGACTGCAAATAGTCCCAATCCTCCCAATGTGCCAGTGGATATGTTGAACACTATCTACAACGCAGTGGATGTTGGGGTCAATACATGTAAAGGCGAAGGTCACGGTCTTGTTAACCATGAACATGCTGCGTGTGGCGTAGCTCAGGTCGTGCCCAACCACACGTCACTCAAAGAAATTTTTGAGGGTGCAGGTCTTCTTATCGACAACGCATTTATTGATGTCGATATGAATTTCAACCGTAGGATGCCAATTCCATGTGCCACGCATCTTGCTGAGATCCTCACGGATCTATACAACGATCGTAAGTGGCTGAAGAAAGTTGGGAAAGCCTGCAAGCAACGCGCTTTGGATCCAATGTATCAATGGGATACTGTCGCAGAGAACTTTGCAGAGCTCTTCGATGAAGTCCTAGCTGATGAAGATTAGTTCCAAATTTATTAATGTTTTAGGTCATAAGCTCCTCTTAAACCAGGAGCTTTTTTATACTCTGCCTAGTGTATTTTTTCCCTTATACTAATTAGAATTGAGGTGTAATCGATTTGAATGATGCCTTCTCTGATCCGCCGACACTACAAAGAATTGCCTTTCCTCTCTATCGAACATGCCAACAAGTATCTGAAACTTTCTGAAAAATATCCTAGTGGCTTGGAGTGGGTCCATGAAGATGGTTGGCGTACCAAAGGAGAGATGTGCGGCAAGTGGAACTCAACCGGAGAGTACTATGTTGTGCGTATTTTTGGTGAGCAATACCATGCACACCGCATTGTTTATTTCCTAAGGACAGGAGAAGATCCCAAAGGTAAAGACATTCTTCATGAAGACACTAACACATCGAAAGATAACAGAAAAAACCTGGTGGTCTGGGATGGAAGCAAAATGAATAGTAGGCTTCGTAGGAGCGCCCTTCGTTATCGTTCATTTAAAGAAAAGAAAAGTGCCTAATCCAAATTCAATTATTCTTCCCTTTCACAATGACATTGATAATCTCGATGATGAAGGACTGGAAAATCTAGGCCTTTATCGAGGAATGGAATGCATCCATGGTCATAGCATTCGTAACATAAAAGATAAATGGTGTTATCACTGCGCTCATAAGATCTCTATTAACTCTTGCGGCTTTGATGTCAACTACATCGAGGCCGCTTATAAAGTACGCTTCCTAGAATTTTTAAAGCACGTTGAAATCAAAGAAATAGATGAGTGCTGGCCGTGTGATATCAAAACTAAAAGGATGACATTCCCTTCCTACAGATCAGAATCTTCAAAAGCATTTTCAGAAAATTTAATGGTCGCAAAGATCATGTTCACAGCAGCATGGGGTGATATCGGATCATTAAGAGTTAAAAGGAAAAAGGGTGTTTGCACAATCGATAACTGTGTCAATCCGCTGCACTACGAGTGTGCTTTAAATCTTGATGTGGGGCCAAAAACAATCCATCCTTTGGAGTGTAAATTAGACTTTGCAAAAATAAAACACTACGGAGTTTTAAAAGATCAAAAGAAATTAGAGGACTATCGCCGTGCTCAATTTAAGAAGCACATAATTCATCCATCGTTATTGATCGATGTCTAAAAAACATCTTCGATTAAAATTAAATATACACAGTTAAATTATAATGTCACGCGGTAGATCATCAAGTACACCTCAAACCAATAGAAATGCCAATAACCCACTTCGTCTAGGTACGTTTGAGCAACTTAGTCTGCGCGTGCTCACAGGCAACCTCGGGCCTGTTTACAAGCCCATTGGCTCTGCAGACACACTCAGAATCTCTAACGGCGGTATCGGCGGTGGCACATACAACAATTGGTTCCAAGTCGATCTCGCTGTGCCAGCTTGGATCATCCTTACTAAAGGTGCTTTTAAACCTAGAGATTTAAATATTTCTGTATATGATACAAATCAGGTAGAGAAATATGGAAGGAACATACTAGAAAAAGATACTATAAGTACAGAAGTTGTTGTATCAGATTTTAATTTAGATCCTGCCTCTGTAAATGTTTCACTGCCTCAGACTAAGCGTGAATTCTTCACTAACTGGACAAAGACTTTGTCTGGTGAAACATTTTTTTATTACCCTTACTTCGATACTGTTGCTGCTTCTGGATCTGATCTCTACAACACATATGAAGCACAACGTCTTGATAAAGGCAATGAATTGTATTTTCCTTTGCCAGTTGGAAGATATTTAATTTGCATTTCTGCTACTAAAAATGAACCACGTCCTTATGAAGTAGGTCTAGTTATTGAGCCAAAAGACGATACTGTTTTCCTTTTGTGTGAAGACACACTAGTCGTTAATATTGGTCTTGAACAGACTTTGGGAGCAGCTCCGAACTTTAATATACCTTCCCCGATAACAAGCGGAGTTACAATTCCATCTACTTCCTATGCCTTTACAAATATATTGGCCACTATTGAAGCGCCTGCCGGAGAAGTTGAAGCAATTAACCCAGCAACCTGGTTGATAACACTTGATCCTGCATCAGGAGAAACTTTTTCTGGAAACTTCTTAGGAGACGCTACACCAGGCTTCTTCGATACTTTCCATGATCACTCCCAGTCTGACTGGGAAGCAGCCTGGAGAAGAGATAATAGGCCAAATGATCCATTGCCTTATCTTTTCTATCCTCTTTTAAATAAAAGATAAATATTTTGCCCTTTAGAATAAAGTGTCAATATAAAATGACATGGGTAAAAAAGTTTTAGTTTCATCCGGTGATAAGGACCTAATAGCGTCTTACTGGAAAGGCCCTGCAAAGCAAACAAAATCAAATCCAACAAAAGCTTTTGCAGAGTATTGCAAACAAGAGCCCTGGCAGTTAGAGTGCAGAATATATGATAATTAGATGTGTCTACTCTGTTCACGAATCTACCTCCGGTAAAATGCTGGGTCCGGAAAGAGTATCTAAGTGACTTGCGAGATGGCTTTGGTGAGTATGTTCTTGGTTATTGGGTCAGTGTTAAATCCCTTCCAGGGAGGGCTTTTTACTTTGAGACGTATCTCCCAGAATACGGTGCAATGTTCGACAAGTTACCCATCTCTGCTTTCTTAGCTTGGAATTCAGATTCACCAGATGCTCCCAAGGCTCCAGATCCTGACCTTGATTTAGAGAACCTTCAATTTTGGAATTGCTTCAGCCATGATATTGTCACCATTGAAAAAAATCTTGTTTACACAATGCGATGGGAATGCCGTACTAAGACCTTCGGTACTATGCATGGTGATTACCTTTTCACTATCGACAGCTTTAACGGTGATCGCAGCCGCACAGACATCTCGTTCGCAGAAACTCCGGACGAGCACAAATCCTTCAACATTATTGAACTGCAAAATGGTCAGTACGCAGCCTATCCCAACAACAGATGCCGTCTTATTGACCCTTCTTTGTCTCCCGAAGAACTCAAAACCCCCGACTTCCTCGTCTCCACGCGATACTTTAATGTTGAATATCCGGATGCAAAATGGGGCAGACTAGGAGAATCTGAAGAGTACTTCTGGGAAACAAAGACAGAAAAGAAAAATAAAAAAGCACCTTACAAAGTATTCGAACCTTCTAATGACCAAGAAGAGTTTGACCTGTGAGCGAAAAAGAAAGAAGCTTACTTTTATTAAACGTTTTGATAATGGTCAGCTTCTTAAAGCATTTTTAACGCCTGCAAATACTAGAGACAATCGATGCATCTGGAATTTTTCTATAGCAGTCAGTCGCTCTAACAGGCAAATAAATGATTGGGATAAAGGGAGAAAGAACAAGCGAGCAAATAAACTTAAATCAAATCTAACCGGTCATGTTGGAACTAAATCTTTAATAGAAGCAGCAAGGATAACTCGGGAATGCTTTGCGTATATACAAAAAGGAGATTCTATTATTTTTAAATGTGAATCCTCGATGCACCAAAAGCAGATACGAGTATTCAAGAAGTGGCTTATAGGAAGAGAAGAATTACCGTGGGAATATTTACGCGATCTTAATATTTTCTTTATTTATAAAAAGTAGAGGCAATTATAATTAAAGAAAGTCAATACTAATTACAATGGAAGAAATTCTTAGCAGCCCTATCCTTTGGATTGTAATTGCAGCACTGTCTGAAATTATTGCGCTCAGTCCTTTGAAGGACAACAGCATTATTCAGCTTCTTTTGAAAGCTGCTAACAGCATTAAGCCTGTAAAAAAGTAAGGGAGCGGCGCACTAAGATTTATCTGGATCAAGAAATCCAAGCTTACTTGGAGCAAACAGAACCAGAAGATCTTACAAAGCCGATCATTACGATAAGCGGTTGGTCCATGCGTGCTCAAGCACCTTGGACTCAATCATCTAGTGGCTGAAACCAGAAAATAATTCCACCGTCTTTTTCTACATCTTTGCGTAGAGTGTAAGCTTCCTCCTTAGACAAGGTTTCACAGCGACGCTCTTTATTAATTTCCCAACAAACGTTGACACGTAGTGGTCTGCTACTTCGTCTCATCTTGCTTTTGTAATGATGATTAAGATAACAGAGGCAATCGCCCAGCTGGTTAAAAAAGAGATAATAAGATTAGAGAATGCCAAAGACTTTTTTACAGATTTCATACTTGGCGAGTCTATCATCGTATCCGTTGTAACCGCCATTAATCTTGACACAACAAGCTTCAAATCCTTGATGAATACAAACATCAAGTAATTTATTGTCTTCGATCCAGCCAATGGCAGAACGGAACGGATATTGGTCAGCTACATAATCGCAGCCGCGCTCTACAATTTTAGGGTCGTGTAATTTCTCAGCACAACGTTCATAGTTAAAGCGTCCTGTTAACTGAAGAACACCAGCACCTTTAAACTTAGGCCCATCACCTGGCTGGGTATTACCAAGATCTTTGCGTCCTTCATAAGCCCAGCCATCAGCTAGCTCTTTAAGCCAGATGAAATTGTTAGTCTCATGCATCAGGTTCGCAGTAAGCATGGCAATAGCGAAGTCGAATTTATCGAATCCGGTTGCCATTAAAAGTTTATTGAAGTCACCGCAGAAGGTTGCATCAAAACTACTGGCGGGATAACCAGTAAGTTTCTGCATGATCTCTGGTGTGATGACGGTATTAACCGGATCAGCAGGACCAGCCCTATAGAGTTCTGCAAATTCATCAAGTACATCTTCTGGAATCTTAGATTCAAGAAAATTAAATGCCGCAATTTGATGAGGCATTTCTTTGTAGTACTTAGCTGCGTTGTTTAGGTTAATAGTCATCTCTATTTAATATCAAGTTGAGGGTGGAATAGGCCAATTCACGTTCCAGGGGAAACCTGATTGTTGTGGTACATCTCTTAATTCCTGTCTATAGGTTGCCCAGGCGGCAGTATCAACAGGCGCGTCAGGAAGCTGTGTCCAGTCAGACTCCTCTAAAAGCCTTTGTCGTTCAATACGTACTTCTCTCGCTTTATTATCGGTCCGTTGTTCAATTTCTTCAGGTGTTGCTTCTGTACTGACCCATTGCTCAACCCATTGGTTATTTTGCTTGACAGCATTTGATTGAAAATCAAACCTGTAATCATCGGCAACTGCTGGTCGAGGAGCAGGTGTTACTGGAAAACAGTTGAGACTAGCGGCAACTTCATTGGTAATAGTCTCAGGAAAGCTTGTGCCGGGATTATCAAGCTTGAGATCTGTAAGCGTGTATGGGTAGCGAACAACATTGTCGTCGCCATCTGTAAGAACGTAAAACATCAGGAGTCCTCCATTTCTGTGATTTGTTCTGCGATTACATCGCGGATAATACTTGTTTTTAGCTGTTCGATTTTACTTGATTCAAGTAATCCGGAAAGATGATCGCAGAATTCTACAAGAGCTGGATTATCAGAATGTTCGGCGTTGATTTTTTCAATCGCACGAGTGTAGTTATTGATGTTGATCTGATACTCGTCAACTTCATTATTACGAGATTGGAGGGCAGCTTGTAGAACTTCGAGTTTGTTCATGATGATTCTGGAAAGCTCGTAGTGATAATATTTTAAATCATTACGGGTTACTTCGCTTATTAATTGATGATTAAGTTGGACAGAAAGCTACATAGGCTGCCGTGTCTGTCAGTGGGCTTGCTGGATCTGCATACTTTACGCCAAATCCTGTTCCTGATTGCCAAGGATAAACAGAGATATAAGGGGACCTTCTGTGACATATAGCAACATCCTCACCATTAGGAGAAAATGCTACACCATACCCGTCTTGATTCGGTAAAGTTGCTGGATCTGAATACTTTGTGCCAAATCCTGTTCCTGATGTAAACCTATAAGCAAGTATATAAGGAGAATCGCTCGTCCCAAAGGCAACATCATTACCAGTAGGGTGAAAGGCTACACCGTTTACGCCATTGGTAGGTGGAGTTGATGGATTGGAATACTGTGTACCAAATCCTGTTCCTGTATTCCAACGATAAGCATAGAGATACGGGCTACCAATTTGACCTGCAACAATATCATTACCACTAGGAGAGAACCGAACGTCAGATGTGTAGATTAGTGGTGGATTTGCAGGATCAGCGTATGCTGTACCCATTCCTGTTCCGTGTGTAAAAGGAAAAACTCTAAGACTAGTGATAGGGTTATTAATAAAAGAATAACCCATAGCAATTTCAGTGCCATTAGGGTGCCAGTCTACACAAATACCATATGGGCTAATATTCACTTCAGGGTAATTTGTCCCAAATCCTGTTCCTGATGTAAAAGGATAAACAGTTGAACCTCCAAGTGTATAATGCATTACAGCAAGATCATTGCCGGTAGTATTAAAGCGGCATTTTCCAGTTCCTTGATAAAAGCTTACTGGGATTGGTCGCGATGGATCTGCATACTTTGCACCAAATCCTACTCCTCGTGTCCAACGATAAACATATATATAAGGCTCGACATTAGTGTTTATAGCAATATCATTGCCGCTAGGGCTAAAGTCAACTCCAAGTCCATTTCCAGAAGTCGGTAAAGTTGCTGGATTGGAATACTTTGTGCCAAATCCTGTTCCTGATTCCCAAGGATAAACTGCTAGTACGCCTCCTCTATAAACTACAGCAATATCAGTAGGACCCCCAGCATTTGATCCTGCTGCTGGTAATAATCCTTTACTTTGCCTCATGCCACTTCTCCAACAAGTGCTCCATAAATAACATTAGCAGCTTTCCAGAACTGCACAACAGTATCTCCTGTAGTTGCCAACGTAGGTGCGCTGCCTCCTGTCCAGACTACACCTAAAGTTGTCCAGTCAATAGTGCGAGAGCTACCATCATCAATGTGTAATGTAATTGACTCACCGTTATCCCAGCTACTTTGAGTAGGTGTTGAGTTGCCTCCAAGAACAACGAATTGCGTTTCTCCATTAAGTGGATTTAAAGCAAAACCTGCGGACCAGGTAATCGAAAAAACAGTTTCTTTGAAGTTTTTCGCTACTGAAGTTCGTGTTGCAATGATATCACCATTAGTTGTAATTCGCGCTTTTTCAGCAAGCGTTGAGCCCGTATTAAATACAAAATCACGGTTATTAGATTGTGCACTAAATTCAAGGCCATTGTCAGTGGCATCAATCCTTGTGTCGTATCCGCTAGTTACGTTTGCGTCAATAAGGACTCTACCAGTAGAGCCTCCTTGATTATTTGAAACGGTTAACCTTGCTGTAGGAGTCGACGTCCCGATACCGACCTTGCCGTCAGTAAGTAAAGTTATGGCATCATTTGCTGTTGTTTCGTTTCTTAAGAAAAACTCACTAGAACCACCTATACGTACAGAATACGATTGGTTTACTGTATTTTCTTGAAGCAAAAACTTTGGCTGCGATGAAGCCTGTGCCTGTATCTGTCCTACAACGTCCAGCTTGTAAATAGGATCCGTCGTCCCGATTCCGACGTTGCCGTCTTCATCTATACGAAACCTTTCGGTTACAGCGCCCGCTGAATCTGAAAGCTCAATTTTAAAATCTACTCCAGCATTAAATCCTCTTCTTTCGGTAAGTAAATTGCATTCAAGCTGTTCGGTATCAAATTGTCTAATTCGAACACCAGCTTCTGTTCCTGATGCATTTAAATCATTGTTGAGTTTAAGCAGGATTCCATCTGTTGGGTCTGCTTGGTTTAAGTGTAATAATGTATCAGGACTCGTTTTCCCGATACCGACGTTTCCTGAAGTAGTAACAGTTAAACGATCATTACCACTTGTTGTAATACGGACTTCATTTGCAGCTGCATTATAAAAACCAGTATCTGTATCATCAATAAAAGAAATGGAAGGTGCAGCTTCTGTACCGGAAGCAAACAAACCTGTGATACCAGAAATTGTTACACCACTGGCATTAATATCTCCGGATACCGTTAAATCATTTCCAATAATTACATCGCCACTAACAGTAAGGTTTCCTCCGAGTACAACATCACCGCCTCCTGCAAGCTGACTCAGTCCACTTACAGGAATAGTTACGTCAGTTTCATTGCCAGTAGTACCACTGGTGAAAGTGATAAAGTCTACTTTTACTGTTCCGTACTGTTGAGCCATTTAACTACCTTCTATATGTATTAAGTTTACGACAGATTAATCTGGTAAAATTACCAACGGTCCTTGAATAACAAAGCCAGTGCCTGTAATAACAGGGGCATCGCCTGAGGGATCGACATTGTAAACACCTCCGCTAACGATTCCGGATGCAGTTAGATTCACTGCATTGCCTGACCCATTGCCTGTTAATGTTAGCGTTTGACCCGTAATTGATGTGAATTCACCTGTAGTGAATACTGCAGTAACGCCGGTCAGTGAATTAGTAACACCAAAATCAGTAGCTGTACCTGTCGTTGCCTGAATTTCATTGCCTGTTATGGTAGCTCCGGATAAATAAGTATAGATACCGGATGCTGCTGAAATTGTGCCTGTAGTATTAATGTTTTCAATAGAAAGATTTGCTGCTGAAAAATTAGCGAAAACACCAGTAGCACCAGAAATGTTATCTCCGGTTATACTTGTTCCTGATAGATAACTAAAAATTCCACTTTCATAAATACCACTTGTTCCGGAAATTACATCTCCTGTGATAGTGTCTGCAGAAATAACTCCTGAACTTATGATATTCTGCAGATATGAATTTCCTTCAATAATTAAATCAGATTCACCAACAATATTTGATACTACTTGTAAGCGACCACTTATTACCGTATTCTCTATGACTGTAAAGTTTCCACTGATTGTTTGGTCCCCTGAAAAGGCAAGATTAGTTGCTGACAAGTAATCAAAGACTCCAGTTACAGCATCAATACGCTTTGTTTGAATAGCTGTTCCCGTTATATTGGTGAAAACTCCCGATGTTCCTGAAATAGTATCTGTGAATGTTCCGCTGGTTGCTGTTAATTGATCAACGTTTCCAGTGGCTACATTTAAAGTCGTGCCTGAAAGTTCTTGGAATGTTCCAGTGATTCCGGCAATAAAGTCTCCGGTAATGGTCGTGCCTGATAAATTTGTAAACTCGCCACTAAGACCTTCTACAAGTGTTCCGGAAACCGTAGACGCTTCTACTCTGTTAAAGAATCCGGAGGTTCCAAAAATCGCATCACCAGTAATAGTATTTCCACTTAATGTTCCAGTAACAGCAGCTCCAGATGCAGTTAAAAGACCGCTTACATTTAAATCACCGTCTATATCTACAGTGCCAGTAACTATGACTTCACCTGTGACAGTCAGCCCACTTATGGTTAGATATTGAGCTGTTAAGTTTTCAAATAAACCAGTAACACCAGTGATTACTGTTCCGCTAATCTGGTGCCCACTTAAATTTGTAGCTGTAATATTTGTTCCGTTAATCGTGTCACCGGTTATAACTAATCCCGAAAAATAACTTGTAACAACTCCTGTTTCATAAGTGAAAGAGTTACCGCTCAGGTTAACAACTGTAACGGTCTCTACTTCGACTTGGTTGAAAAATGCACGATCACCTGAAATAACATCTCCGCTAATCGTACCGGAAACAATAGCATCTGCTTGTACAGTCAAGCCGGATACAAGTGTACCGTTAGTGACAATAAGTCCGGACGTAGTTGTCAGTCCGCTAATCGTTGCATTTCCACCGATAATAACGTCACCGGTAAAAGTATTACCAGTTGTACTTTGAAAATATTGATCTAGGTAAATAACTAACTCATCAAACTGAAACTTTTTATTACGCAAAGAAGGATCTGCTTCGTTGACAGCGACAACAGTAAGCAAATCCTCATCGACAATAGAGTTACCCTCGATAAAAGGCATCTCTGAAATTTTTCTATTAGCCACCTAAAATCAAGCGAGTTCTGTTACAATTATAGATCTTTTATTTTTCCCTAATCTCAATACGAGATAAAATGTCCGTAGAAAATCCCCAAGCAAATTGGACTCCTGCCAAGATTCCCGTTGAAAGCGCCAAAACAATGATGATTTCTGCGATGGTTAAATTACGCCGCGCATAAACAACATTAGGCTGTGGCGCAGGTTGCTGGTATGTTTGCCTCGGAATTGGCTGTGGACGGGGTGGAGCTTGTGGGGGCTGAGCAATTTGCGGAGTAGGCATCGGATTCGAGGGTGGTTGCATACCACGAGATGCAATTGCCTGCTGCATTGCAAGATCACGTGCGCGTTGCTTTAATGTCTCGAGATTATCAGGGTTAAATACAGGTTCCTGATAAGTCTGTTCGTATTGCTGCTGCTCTTCGATCTGAGCAGGATTGCTTGAAGGAATTTGCTCTTGCATACTAGACATTTACTTCGTAAATAGATTAGCATTATTGAAAATAAAAAGCGATATGACAGATGAAATCTCTCGCTGTCTCAAAAAAATTGGAACTGAACTTGAGAATGTCAACAAGGCATTAAATAGTATTTGGTACAGCCGTTATCAAAATGGAGAAACCGACGTACTGGATCCAAGATGCTACGCCGATGAGTACATAACAGTCGAAGAATGTGCCAAACGTTTACACGTTACTCCGCAGACCATAAGAAATTGGGTCAAAATTGGAATGCACAACTCAAATAAAGGTTGGAAACAGGGCGTTCACTATGTGAACGTAGCCGGAGATGCCTCCCTTAAAGGATACTTAAGAATTCCTTGGAACAATCTCGTTCAAACTTTCGCACAAAATCCAGTAAAAAATCAACTTCTTCATAAAGGGGTTGGCGGGCGCGAACTTTATAAAGACATTCCTAGGCCTGATGACATAGCAGATCATCCGAAGTTATGAGTTACAGATTTTACGGCTTCAATATAGAAGATGTCAATTTAGAAAATTACGCGGAGATACTACCGAAGTCTTTGGCGTGCCAGGTGGAAATATTTTTGCCTCCTGAGGGTTCTT